TCAGGGTTGGGGTTGGGGGACGGGTTCGGGGAGGGGGGCGAGGCCGCGCTGCTGGCGGACCTCGGAGACGGTGAGGACGCCGTTCTGGAGGAGCTGGACCTGGATGTTGAGCTCCTCGGTCTCGTCGCGGCTTTCGAGGTCGTTGAAGACGAACTCGAACTCGCGCCAGCCGAGACGCTTGGAGAAGAGGTCGCGGGTGATGTGTTCGGCGAGGAGCTTGGCGACGGGGACGATGGCGGAGGCGAAGGCCTCGTCGGCCATCTCGGAGGCGGTGGACTTGTTGACGTCGCCGGTCAGACCGAGCAGCATGGGAGGCAGGTCGAAGGCGTTGGCGATGATGCGGAGGAGGAACTCCTGCCAGGCGATGTGCAGGTCGGCGTCGGTGCCTCCGGCGAAGCGCAGGACCTCGGGCTTGTTCTCCGAGCTGAGGATGGGGACGCGGCCCGTGCCCTCGATCTCGTCCTGCCACCAGCGGATGAGGCGGTCGTGCTGCTCGGGGGTGGCCTCGTTGAGCCAGAGGGCGTACTGGACGACGGAGTTCGAGGCAAGGCGGCCGGCGTAGCGGTTGGCGCCGAGAAACTGGGTGATGCTTTCAAAGGCGACTTCAAGGCGGCCGAGGCCGAACGGAGTGTGCGTGCGCGGGTTCAGGCGGATGTAGATCAGCTCGTCATCCAGCAGAGGGATGAGCGCTCCGGTGCCGATCCGGCCGGTCTGCTGGGCGTAGCGGGGCTGCTCGGGGTCGCCCTTCCAGGCCGGGTCGATCTGGATGGTCGCGCCGTCTACCGGATAGAGGTGGAAGGGGAGCGCGGCGTCGCCGGTCGCTTCCATCTCGATGGCGCCGAAGCCGCCGACGAGGACGTCCTCGACTACCTGTTCAAATAAAGTGCGGAAGCTGTCGGCGGCGTTGGGTTCTTCGAGGCACTGGCGGAGGGCGTTGAGGCGGGCTTCGGCGCCGGGGACCTGGGCGGCGGTGTAGCCGCGGCGGACGCGGACCTGCCAGTCCATGCTGGTGATCTTGTCCTTGACGAGGTTGATGGCGCGGCGGGCGACGGGGGTCTCGGCGAAGCGGCGCAGGTTGGCGGGGGTGGGCTTCATGAGCGCCTGCTGGTTGCCCGCGCCAGGCCGCAGGGGGCTGAGGATGGAGGGGAGGATGGCGGTCTTGCGGGCACCGGTTTGGTCGGCGGCGGCGGATTGGACTCCGGCGAGGCGGTGCCAGGTTTGTTTGAGGGCGGCGGTGATTCCCATGGGGGTCTCCTGTGGGTTGGGTTCGGGGTTGCGGCAAAGAAAGAGGCACAGCGTAATCGCTGTGCCTGTTGAAGGAAGGCGGTTCGTGCTCCGCCCGAATGCCCATGTCTCAAAGTCGAGACATGGGGCACCCGGCGTTGCGGTGGTTCGATCACCCGCTTCGGTGCCGCTACAGTCGAAGTTCGGTGCGGGCGGTGGCGGCGGCGCCGGGGAGATCGCTGGTGGTGAGGACGCGGATGCCCACGCCCTCCATGGTGGCGACGCCGAAGCGGTAGAGATCGGCCGCCTCGCCGGTGAAGTCGTCTGCTTCGCCCTTTTCGGGCGAGACGGAGCGGATCGGTTCAACCACGGCCGCCAGGTCGAGTCCAGCGCCGAGCTTGCGCTCGAGCCCCTGGCGCAGCAGCGGCGCGGTGAAGGCCAGGCCCCTGGCGGCCTCCGCGTCGCCGGCCAGCGAGATCGCGTGGAAGATGTGGACTGTCCCGCCCCCGAGCTTCGGTTCGGTCTTCGGTTCGAGCTTCGGTTCGGTCTTCGGTTCGGTCTTCGGTTTGGTCTTCGGTTCGGGCCGGTAGCCGCAGTCGAGCCGCATCGGATCGCCCTTGCGGGTGTATTCGGATACGGGGTAGCGCTTGAACATGGCGGCCCAGACCCCGGCGCGCTCGAACTCCTTTCGCATCTCCGCGTGGATGGCGGCGCGGCCTGTCCGCTCCCGCGTCACCCTGACCCGGATGGGCTCGACGTAGAGCCGCAGGAGCTGTTCGAGCTCCAGGGCGAAGCTCTCGGCGAGCGTAGCGCGGGGTTCGGTGATCTGGACCGAGTTCGACAGCGTGTCCGACAACAACTGCAACAGCGGGCGCGGGGGCAGCGGCCCGGTGGCCTCGGAGATCAGCCGCGAGGCGATCTCGTCCTCGATCGATTCCAGAAGCTCCGTATCGGCGCCGGGGTCGATGCAGCGGACGCGCCGCCAGTCCCGGGTGAAGCGGACCTGCGTCACGGCCTTGCGGGCAGCGTCGGGGTACTTCAGGGTCTCCGGCCGCGCCTCGCGCAGCACAACGCCGATGTTGGTGAACTCTCCCTTCACCACATCCGGGACATAGCGGATGAGGAAAAACTCGCATGGAATCCGTGAACTCAAAAGCTTACCTTCCTTGGGAGACATGTTCTGCGATGCAGTTACTGCAATTCAATTGCCAGCGTCCCTAAATCGTCGAAGTCTAGGTGATACCGATGAAATCTATCAACACGAGAATTGCTGCGGTACCGATACGGTAGAGGATCTTACCCAATTCGGGAATGGCTTCCTATCTGAATCCCGAAATGACACGATCAGGTCCCGGACACGCGATCGGCGCGTCAGCATTTTCTCGACGAGACCTTCTAAGTCGGAGAGGTTGCCCCCGTACCACTCAGGCGGAACGGTTTCAGCAATTCGCCAGAGGATACTCGGTTGCATCTCCTCGATGCAAGAAAGCCACGGTTCGAACGATGCCCAGCCGTTTACCTTAGCGTACACGCGGTTGCGGGCGAAGATGCCGCGCAGGGGCGCGTCGGGGAAGTTCCAGTCGCCGGCGGCGAAACAGAAGCCGTGGTCTATGAAGTTGGCCAGGTACCTGCGCTCGCGCGGGCGGCGGGTGAAGACCGCCTGTCGGCCGTCGCAGTTGCCGGCCCATTTGTCGAGCGCGAGGATGCCGGCGAACTCGCCGACGTTTCGGACCTCGTCGAGCTGCTGGTCGGGCAGGTAGTCTACGGCCTGTCCGGGCATGAGGCCACCGACGAACTGCGAGCCGAAGTGCAGCCCCGGGACATAGCGTTCGCGCCGGCCTTGCCCCAGCTCGTAGTACATGTCCGGGGTGTTCTCGACCAGCCAGGGCGTGACCTCGACGACGTGGCACTTCGGCACTGTGAGGCCGATCGCCGCTGCCAGGCGGGTAGCGATCATTTCATTGGCAAGCACGCGGAGATGTTGCGGGTTGTTCTGGAACTTGACGACCCAAAGGTTCCTATCGGCACCGAGCATCAGTTGAGGCTGTGAACTGCCCTTAACAATTTTACGAATTGCCTGCACCGCTAAGATGGCCAACTATCTACCCCGCCCAAGGCATGCAAGAGTGTCGCCAATTGAATCTACAATTACGCCGATTCACCCATCCCCGCGTCTCTGCGAGGTTTTCTCTGACCCCGAACGCGGGACCAGAAGGGCTTCCAACAAGCGTTGCACTCCCAGGGAAAGTAGCCAAGCCTAAACATCACGGTTTCCTCGAAAAAGCCCTTGCGCGGCTTTCTGCTTGTGCGTTCGGAGCCGCATCTTTTGCAGATAGGCTTTTCGCCTGGCTGGCTCGCCCTCATGAGGACCCCTTGAGGAAGGCCGCCCGCCACGAAATAAGCCGGAGAGCCAACCAGGAACGCCTCTTCTCGGGGAACCGGCATTGGGCACACGTTTCCACATGCCCAATCAAAGCAGCCCGGACTTGCTGCTTGTTCTCCTCGTAAAGTTCAAGGTATTCAAGCTCTTTACGGAGACAAGGCCGACACGCGTCCTGCCAGGCGTCGGAGAGTTCAGCCCTCTCTTTGCAGGTCGCGGACGGATAAAAATCAGATGGAAGCGCGATATGCTCCCGAGGAATTTCACGCTTCGCAACCACTGATCCAAAGACTCCCACATCCGCCTCCCAAGTAGCCAAAACTTAGCTAATACAGCTTGGAAGGAGGGAAAGGAAGTGCAATGCCGCAGTATCGTTTCTTGTAAATACCTTACCCCACACTATAGCGGATGTCGCGTAAGGGACGCTATGAAAGATTCGCACCTCCTGTTGAAATAGGTACAACTGCAAAATCTATTTGCGCTCGTTTCTATTTGCGCTCGTTATAGGTAAACGTAGGACCCCGGACCGATTCGCCCCACGAAGCTCTCTTTGCGGGTCAGCAGCTCGGCGCGGACGGAGTGGGCGACGGCCATGGCCATGAAGCAGTCGTCGTGCGCTCTGCTGGCCGCGCCGGTCTGGCCTCCCTCCTTGCTGACGAAGGTGCGGCACTCGGCGAGCAGGCGGCGGCTGAGGAAGAGCCCGGGCGACTCGGCGAGGAGAGCGCCCATGAGGCCGACCATCCGCGGCTTCGTGGCCGCGTTGGTGGGCCAGCCCTTTTCGCGGCCCCTGCCATAGATGTTGGTGTAAAGCTCCGAGGCCGCGAGGTAGGCGTGGACCGCGGCGCCGTGATTGTTGCTCTCGACGGCGATCATGGCGTTGCCGTACTCCTTTGCCAGCTCGGCCGAGATGCTGGCGAGCTCGTTGGGGCGGATCTTCTGGCGCAGCTCGGCGCACTGGAGACCGGAGTCGAGATCGATGACCTGGACGGCGGCGAAGTCGCCCCGGCTGCCGCCGCCGGCGGAGTCCACGGCGACGAGGTAGCGCTTGCCGGGCTGCGGCGGCAGATAGATCTGCAGCGCGCCGCCGCGCCGGGTGGCGAGGGGGCGGTCGGGGCCGAGTTCGGCGAGCCGGGTCTCGATGGCGTCGATGTCGAAGCAGCAGTCGCCGGTGGCGCGGAAGCAGGTCTCGGGGTCCTCGGCGAACTCCTGGGAGCGGAGGGTGTGGTAGCTCTGCTCGAGGCCGCGGCGGAAGGCGATCTGGCGGGGCGAGAGGCCGTGCGCGGCGACCAGGCGAAGCTCCTCGGGCGTCAGGTCCGCCGCCGCGGGGTCGGCGACGTAAGCCGGCTCCATCCACCAGGGGAAGAAGTGGCGGACGAGGCCGCTGCCCCCGTCTTTCGTGTTCCGCCACTGGTGCGGGTCGAGGGCCTTGTTCCACTCGTCGTAGAAGCAGCCATAGGCGCCGTTGGGGGTGGACTCGAGGACGAGCTCGCCGCCGGGGGCGAGCGCGGCGCGGAGGCCGGCGAGGGTCTCGGCGGGGTTGCCGGGCCAGCGGGCGACCTCGCTGCAGTGCAGGTTCTGCATGGCGAGGCCGCGGCCGGCGTTGGCGTCGGCGGCGGAGAGCACGCGGAACTCGCTGTCGAGGACGGGGAAGCGCATGGTGCCGACGTTGGCGATGTCGAGCCGGAAGAGTCTCTCCTGGTCCTCCTCCTGGAGGCAGTTCCAGAAGCGCTGCACGGTCTGGAAGATGGCCTCCGAGGACCTCTGGTTGTGGGCGACCAGGACGGTGCGGGTGCCGGGCATCATGATCGTCTTGAGGAAGAAGCGGCCGGCGATCCAGGTGGTGACGCCCATCTGGCGCGCCTTGAGGATGATGTTGCGCTGCTGGCGGTCGCGCTCGAAGTGCACCTGCGCGGGGTTGGCGCGCAGGAAGCGGCTGGCGCCGTCGCGGTCGCGCATGCGGAGATGCCGGGCGGCCCAGGCGATGGGCGGGGTCGCTTCGCCGGGCTTGTGCGGACGGGGACGGGCGGCGAGACCGCGTATGGCGGCGAGGAGGCAGGCGGCTTCGTTTTCTTCGCCGGGCTGCCGGCGGGGCTTGCTGGCCGGGGCTAGATCTGCAATGGGGGGCCTCCTTTCGGTTCGCGTCGATGACGATGGCGTGGCGGAGATGGGTCGGGCCTTCAGCCCTCCGTCTCCCGGGTGCCGGGGACCTGGGGCGTTGCCCCAGGCTGGTATGGGGTCGGGCCTTCGGCCCTCAGGTTCCGGGCGGTGATGGGAACCCACCCGTCGCGAGAGACAAAAGACGCGACGGATCGGGTGCCCGGAGTCGTGCCGGTGTGGAAACCCATGTCTCAGAATCGAGACATGGGGCACCCGGAGTGGTGGCGGTGCGGGAACCCAGGCCTCGGAATCGGGATATGGGTACCCGGAGTTGGGGCCGGTGTGGGAGCCCATGTCTCGGAATCGGGATATGGGTGCCCGGAGTTGTGGCTAGTTGAGCTGCTGCCAGTACTCGCCGGCGGCGGCGACCGAGATGAGGGTCGATTTGAAGTCCTTGCAGGTGTTGTTGGGGACGGTGATGGTTGTGGTCCCGGCGACGTTGTTGAAGGGCGTGTCGGAGGGAGCGGCGAGGGTGAGCGTGTTCGAGCCGGAGAGCGAGTTGTTGCAGCGCCGAATGATGCGGCCGGTGTAGCCGACGGCCGAGGGCAGCGTGTCGGTGATGGAGTTCGCGGCGGTGTTGAAGACCTTGCAGCCGTCCGAGGCCACGCTGGTGTACGTGGAGGCGGTGACGACGTTGGGGTCGCAGTTGGCGAGGGTCGAGCCGGTGGCCTGGTCGATGGCGTGGCTGGCCATGGGCGCGATGACGGATGCCTGTCCGGCGGCCGTGAGGTGGGTGGTGTCGCCCTGGTAGTAGGTGGTGTTCGAGTACGCGCCGTCGGCACCGACGCGCGGATCGCCGGCGAAGTCGGCGACGACGTCGCAGCCTCCGGAGACCGCGTACTGGCGGATCAGGGGGCCGAGGGCGTCCTTGTCGGCCGGGTCGTTCGAGGTGCCGCCGGTGGCGCGGGAGATCGGCGTGGCGACGATGGTCTTGTAGCCGAAGCGGCGCTGGTAGTTGCACTCGGTGAGGATGGAGTTGAGCGCGGCCTGCGCGGTGAAGCCCTTGGTGACGACATCGTTGGTGCCGTTCCAGATGAAGGCGACGTTCGACTGGGCGAGCGGGGAGTAGAAGTACTGCTCGCGATAGGGCATCAGCGAGGCGTTGACGTTCGCCCCGATGTTGCCGATGCCGAAGTTGTTCACGTTGTAGGCGATCCGGGTCGAGAGGCTGGCGGTGAAGGGGGTCACGCCGTTGCCGTTGGTGAGGGAGTCGCCGGTGAAGACGGCCTGCGGGGTCGATCCGCCGATGGACTGCGGGGCGAAGTTGACGCCCCTTTGCTGGGCGAGGATGGTGGTGAGCTGAGAGGCGGCCGCCGCCTGCTGCGGAGTGAGCTGGGTGCTCCAGAAGGTGGCGCGATAGACCTGGCCGTAGAGGTAGGTGGAGTAGCCGGTGTTGGCCCCGCCGACGCAGTAGACGCCGGTGGATTTGCCGGAGGAGTAGTTGGTCCCGGCGAGGGACTGCTGCACGCCGTCGAGGTAGTAGGTGTCGTAGGGCGTGCCGCCCGAACCGGTGCCGTAGACGATGACCAGGACGTGGGTCCCCACCATGGTGTTGTTCATGGCGGTGAGCGGAGCTCCGTTCAGGTTCATGCCGGGAAAGAAGCCGTAGTTCTGGCTGGGCGCATAGAAGCCGAGGCCGGAGATGGCGGCGTTGGCGAAGAGGGTGTAGTAGGTCGGGTAAGACGGGCCATTGTTGCCGAGCGGGGCGGTGGAGGTGTAGGCGATCATGACGGTCTGGGCGCTGGTGGTCCCGGCGGTGCAGAAGTACTGGCCGGTCGCGGTGGCCGGATAGCCTCCGGTGAAGCTGAGGCCCTGGGTGGTCCAAGCGGGGTTGGCGGTGCCGCCGGGGAAGGTGCCGGTGTTGCCGTTGCCGCTGGAGTCGGCGGGCGCGGTGCCGGAGCCGTCGGTGAGCTGGTAGTCGGCGAGGACGCTGGACTGCGCGGGAAGTGTGGCGAAGCTGTTCGTGGTGCAGGAGGATCCCAGCGCGCAGGCCGTGCCGTTGACGTTGACGGAGGCGTTGGCCAGGGCGGAGTTGGGGATGGCGGAGGCGGTGACGGCGATGGTTGGCGTTGAGGTGGAGTTGGTGATGGTCGGGGTGAGCCAGGAGGGCCAGGTGCCGGCGGTGACGGAGCTGACGGAGCCTCCGCCACCGCCGGAGACGGCGACGCAGGTGCCAGAGAAGGGCGAGAGGTAGTAGCCGCCGGAGGTGTTGCAGTTGGTGAGGGTGCGGAGGGTGGTCAGCAGCGCGGTGGAGGTGGTGGCGGCGGCGGCGGCGGCGGTGGCGGCACCGGCGGCGTCGTAGGCGGAAGCGGCGGTGGTTGCGGCCGTGCCGAAGGCGACGCCGTTGGTTTTGGTGCAGGTAGTCGCGCCGGAGGCGGAGAGGGTGCAATCGCCGGAGACGGTCTGCGGGCCGAAGGCGGTGCCGCCGGAGTTGCCGATGAGGATCTGGCCGGCGGCGGGCGTGGTAGCGGAGCCGGTGCCTCCGCTGGCGACGGCGATGGGCGTCGAGACGGTGAGGGAGGAGGCGGAGAGTGTGGTGAAGGCTCCGGTGGAGGGCGTGGTTGCGCCGATGGTCGCGCCGTCGATGGTGCCGGAGGTGATGGCGGCAACGGAGCTGCTGCCTCCGCCGCCGCTGCCGCCCGCGGGGACGGCCCAGGTGCCGTCTTCGCGGAGGAAGTGGGTGGTGCCGGCGGCGGCGCCGGGGTCGGGGACGATGCCGGCGGCGTGGGCGGAGCCGCTGGGTCCGAAGAGCGGGAGCCGTGCGGCGGCGACGGTGCCCGAGGCGATGTTCGAGGCGGCGAGCGCGCCGTTGAGCGTGGTGGCGTTCAGGGTTGTGGCGTTGAGGGTCCCGGCGGTGAGGCCGGAGGGCGAGAAGGTGAAGGGGGTTCCGCGCAGGGAGAAGGTGAGGGTGCTCGAAGGCGGCTGGAACTGGATGGTGTCGGCGCCGGCGCTGCTCTGGAGCTCGAAGAGGTTGTAGTTGCTGTTCCACCTGCCGCAGCCGTGGGAGTTGCAGTTGAGGGTGAAGGCGCTCTGCTCGCCGGCCTGGAGGACCATGGACCGCTTCCAGACGCCCAGGGCCTGGTAGGCGAAGTCGGGCGCGAGATGAGTGCCTCCGTTGCCGATGTAGCTGGAGGCGGGGGTGCTGTTGTCGATGGACCAGCCCTGGAGGCCGGGGCCGTTGTTGCCCTGGTAGGTGATGCCGGCGCGGGCGTAGGTGGTGGGGCGCGGGGTGGTCTGGGTGACGAAGGAGATGTCGGCGGCGACGATCTGCTGGAAGAAGTGGGGCTCCTCGACGGCGTCTCCGACGGCCCAGGCGACGTTGTTGGGAGCGAGGGTCATGAAGCCGTCGACGGCCCTGGTGGAGGCGTTGTAGACGCTGAGGACCTCGGCCATGGGATAGAGGGCGAAGCTGCCGGTCTGGAGGGTGATGGAGCCGCCGGTGCTGGAGCTGTTGGCACCGGTCTGGGTGTAGGTGAGGGTGGTGGGGCTGGTGGTGGTTACCGGGAACGTCCCGTTGTAGGAGCTGTCGGCGACGCCGGAGATGGTGACGGTGAGGCCGTTGAGGTCGAAGGGAAGGGCGGAGGAGGCGGTAAGGGTGACGAGGTTTCCGCTGCGCGAGGCCGTCGCGATGGGGGCGTTGACGTTGACGAAGCCGCTGGTGGTGCCCTGCTGGCCGACGATGGCGGCGCTGGTTCCCGCGTAGTAGAGGGCGGTGGCGGAGTAAGACCCGACGACGGGGAAGACCTGGCGGATGCCGCCGGTTGTGTCTACCTTCTGCTCCAGGCCGTAGCCGCAGAGGCCGCCGATGGCGACGGTGGCGAGGGTGGCGTGGGGCTTCTTGAAGGCGATCTGCAGGTGGGTGGCGTCGATGACGGTGTAGGCGGCCATCTCGTAGTTGCTGGGGAGGGTCCCGCTGACCTGGTCGGCGATGCAGGCGAGGCCGGTGGTGGCGGGCGCGGCGGAGGTGCTGGTGGCGTAGCCGGAGGGGACGCCGGCGGTCGCGATGACGAAGGTGACGGTGCCGGGGGCGATGTCCGTGGCCTGGGACGGGATGACCTGGCCGGTGGAGAAGAAGGTAGTCAGGGGGAAGCTGGTGCCGGTGAAGCTGGCTGTGGCGTGGGGGGCGGCGAGGCTCCCGCCGATGAGGGTGCCGGTGGAGAGGACCCGGGCGGGGTTCATGTCGATGAGGAAGCGGCCGTCGCCCTGGGTGCCGGCGCCGGAGGTGGGGGTGATAGCGAGGGCGGTCGAGCCGGTGGTGCAGCCGGTGGCGCAGGTGCCGTCGAAGACATGGGTGTCCTCGGAGATCTGGATGTCCTTGGGGTGGGTGCCCTCGTCGGCCTCGTCGCGGAAGCCTCCGGCGGAGGTGAGGAACTCGGAGCCGATGAGGCAGTCACCGACGCCGTAGCAGTTGACGCCGTGGGGGGCGAGGACGTGCTGGCCCTGGGTGTTGTAGGTGCCGTTGACGGTGAGGGCGCTGTAGGCGCTCTTGAAGTAGGGGGCGTTGGCGCCGATGGACTGCGGGAAGAGGTTGGAGCCGCCGGCGGGGGCCTCGTTCGAGACAGCGAGGCCGACGGAGGCGGGGGTATCGGTGCCGGTCAGCTGGTGGAGCGCGGCGCCGCTGCGGGTGGAGACGGTGTCGATGGTCTGGCCGGTCTCGATGCCGGGGGTCTGGACGTTTTCGGGGTTGAGGTAGCTGTCCCAGCGGCCGCCCTTGCGGGTGTCCTCGACGTGGGTCTGGCTGTTCCACTGGGTGGGGCGGAGCGCCTCGGTGGCGGCGTAGCTGGAGTCGGCCGTGATCTCGCAGCCGGCGGCGCAGTCGGTGCTGGCGGCGGCGTTGGCGATGCCGTTGGCTGCGCCTCCGGTGGTGTACTGCGAGGCGTACTCGACGCCGTTGAGGCGGTTGACGGAGAGCGCGGTGCCGGCGGGCTGGGCGACGGCCTGGCTGGCGGAGGGAGCGAGGGCGACCTTGCCTCCGCTGCCGCCGCCGACGGCGGCCACGCTGGTGTCCACGTAGTGCTTGTCGGCCGCCTGGAGCGAGGAGACGGGGTCGCCGGGAAGCACGAGCGGGCCGGTCATGGTGCCGCCGGCGATGGGGACGTAGGCGGTGGTGACGTTGGCGATGGACGTATCGACGTAGCTCTTGGTGACGGTCTGGAGGGCGACGGTGGCGGGCAGGACGGTGGACTTGATGGAAGCGATGGCGACCGGGCCGGTTGAGACGGGGACGACCCAGTACTCGCGGCTGACGGTGCCGTCGTCGAGGTGATAGATGGCGGTGTAGTAGCTGCCCATGGGGTTCGAGCCGGCGTTGGGGGCGAGCGCGACGGTGAAGACGCCGCCGGCGGCGATGGTCACCGACGTGTTGCCGGCGGGCACCGAGAGGCCGGTGGCAGTGGTGAAGGCGGGCCAGCTGATGAGGACGGTGCCGGTGGCGGTGGTGCCGTCGGCGCGGTAGACGGTGTCGGTGAGCTGGGTGGTGGGGATGGCGGGGGTGGTCTGGGCGGCGACGGGGGCCGGGGCGGCGAGCAGGGACCCGGCGAGGGTGGTCGCGGTAAAGAGGGTCGCGAAGAGGAGGACTTCAATCAGCCCGGAGTGAGTTGGGGTTTGGCGCATGGCGGGTATCTCCTTTGGATCGGAACTTGTGGTTTGAAGTCGAACGGTGACCGCCGGTGTTGCGGTGACCGTTTTTGAGGGCCGAAGGCCCGAACTATGCTTCTCTGCCGCGAACGATAGGCCGGGCTTTCAGCCCTTGCTTTGGTGCCGGTTCGATACCTGGGGCGTTGCCCCAGGCTGGTATAGGTCGGGCCTTCGGCCCGAAGACCGCCGTGCTTTCTGGGGGCGATGTGGCGGTGGAGGCCCATGTCTCAGAATCGAGACATGGGGCACCCAAGGTCGTGGCTGGACGTGGGGCCGAGGCGGCGGTGCAGGCCCATGTCTCAGAATCGAGACATGGGGCACCCAAGGTCGTGGCTGGACGTGGGGCCGAGGCGGCGGTGGAGGCCCATGTCTCAGAATCGAGACATGGGGCACCCAAGGTCGTGGCTGGGCGTGGGGTCGAGGCGGCGGTGGCGTCAGACGGCGCGCATGGGGCCGGGGATGTAGCTGCGGAAGCAGACGACCTGGGCGCTGTCGTTGGCGTCGGTGACGGGCAGGGCGCGGAAGGCTGCGGCGAGGCGCATGCGTTCGAGCGGGGTGGCGGTGCCGGCCGTTCCCGCGAAAGACAGGGCGCTGACGATCTCGGCCGAGCCCTGCATCGCCTGCAGGCGGGGGTAGTGGTAGAGGACGCGGTCGCCCTGCTCGCCGTCGAAGACGAAGAGCGCGGACCACTCCTGGAAGAAGCGGCCGCCCTCGCGGTCGCAGAAGCCGGTGAGCAGCCCGACCTTCATCCCGGCGACGGGTGCGCCGGCGAGCAGCGGCGAGCCGAGGGTGAGGATGCCGGAAGCGATCGACACGACGCGGCCGACGTTGAGGGTGACGCGGCGGATGTAATTGATGTCTCCGCCGACGGCGGTGGATGAGGCCACGTAGGCGGCGCTGACGCCGCTGCCGACGTAGCCGAGCTGGCCGGTGTAGTCGATGTCGACGGCGACGAGCGAGCCGACGGTGAAGTTGGCGGCTGCGGTGCCGACGTCGAGGGTGGTGGAGGTCGAGTCGGAGTTGAGGAGCGGGACGGCGGCTGCGGCGACGCCACCGGAGCCGTTGGCTGATGCGCCAGTCGCCGTGGCGAGGAGGTTCATCTGGTCCGATCCGGAGGACAGCGCCAGCTGGATCTTACCCCAGCTTTCGAACTCGAGAGAGACGGTCGCTTCGACCTCGGTGCGGACCTGGGTCTGGACGATGGCGGGAGCTCCCGAGCGCAAGGGGCTGACCTTGGTCTCCGCCTTGCGGGCGAAGTTCGCGATCCAGCCGAGGTCGAGCCAGGGGGCAGGCGGGGTGTCGATGGGGAAGGTGCCGGATTGGGCGGCGTCGAAGATGCTGGGCGTCGCGGTTGCGCGGTTGACCGGGGCGAAGTAGGCGCGGACGCGGCCGGCGATGGGCGCGGTGGCGTTGGTGAGGGCGATGCTCATAGCTCACCTGCTTCCTGATAGGAGAAGACCTGCACGGTGGCGACGCGCTCGATGCGTTCGCCGGATCCGGCGCTGGTTGCGGGAGCGAAGGCGGGCTGGCTCCAGAAGATGCTGGTGGACATGGGGACGGCGGCGGCTCCGGTGGCGGCGACGCCGGAGTAGTTCATCTTGGGCGCGGAGTGCGGGGTTTGGTTGAGGGCGGCGAGGAGCTCGGCATCCATGGCGGCGAGCAGGCGGCCGCGGTCCATGCCTCCGTTGGCGGCGGTGCCGTCGGTGGCGTAGGTGACCTGGCACTCCATCGCGATGAGAGGCAGCGGGGCGGCGGTGTCGACGCGGGTGCCGGTCCAGCGGAGGCTGAAGGCGTCGACCGGCTGGAAGGCCGTGGGCAGCTCGTTCTCTTCGACGAGGATGCCGGGGCGGACCTGGCCGCGGAGGACGATGGTCCGGGCCGGGTTGATCGCGGCGAGACGGGTTCTGAGAGCGACATAGAATGTGTCACGCGCATCTTGCATGGCGGAGTTCCTTTGGGGCGTGGCTGGTGTGAATGTTTTGATCCCACCCATCGCGATGAGACCGCGATGGATGGGGCACACTGAGTTTGTGGGGAACAACTTCGGTCACTGCGAGCCGTCATCCTGAGCGGAGCGCAGCGGAGTCGAAGGATCCCGAGGGTGCTTACCGTGGCACGGGTGATCGAACCTTTCACCCGGGGGGAGCCGTGGTGGAAAGGTTCGAGCGGTTGAGGTGACGTTGAAGTCCTCGGGATCCTTCGACTCCGTCACTCGCGATGAAGCCGCTCGCGACTCCGCTCAGGATGACGGCTCTTACTGATGACGGCTCTTATTTGGCTAGGTTTTCAGGGACAGCGGGGCCTGTAAGAGCAGGCGGTACATGTAGGGTGCGCCGCCGATCTCGGAGGCGGTGGCGGAGACGATTTCGAGAGGGACGGAGTCGATGATGACGGCGAAGGCGGTGGCGAATAGGGTCTCGGCGGAGTCGTAGGCACCGGGGCCGATGAGCGCGTTGACGGCGGTGGCCGAGACGAGCAGTTCGTACTGCGTGGGCGTCTTCGCGACGGCGTTGAACTTTGGCCGCAAGCGGCGGTAGACGACGGGGCAGAGCGGGGAATCCTGGAACTGCGGGGTGGAGAGGCCGAGCTGCTCGCCGTCGTCGTCGGGGTTGGCTGGGGCCGGCGCGCGGAGCAGGACCTGGGTGCCGCCGACGCCTCGGAGCAGCGTGTCGGCTGCCCGGATTGCTGCTGCATTCACCTTCGCCATGGCGTCACCCGATCCTCTGCGCGAGATAGGGCCGCAACAGCGACTGCACCTGCGGGTCGATGATGGAGCCGGAGAAGTACTGCATCTGCATGGTGTCGATCTTGCTGGACTTGACGTTCATTCCGGGGGTGGCCTGGGCGTTCCTGACGATCTGGGCGCAGGCGGCCATGACGGCTGGCGTGGGCGCGATCAGGCCGGCGGTGTAGGTGACCATGACCTCGTTGTAGCCGAGGCCGAGGAAGGTGCGCGGGAAGATGAGCTCGCCGGTGTCGGGGTTGACGTCGACGCTCCCCGGGTCGAGGGTGCTCCAACTGCCGGGGACGCTGAAGGCCCAGGCGATCTGCGCGAGCATGGGGTCCTGGAGCTCGCCGCGGCGAGGCAGGCCGTAGCGGACCTGAACCTGAACCAAGGAGCTGGTTGAAGGAGGGACGACGGCCAGGGGCATGTAGCTGAGCCGGACGGACTGCGAGCCGGCGGTAAGGCGCATGCGCTCGACGTACTGGCTGGCGAGCAGGGTGGGGCGGCGACAGTAGCTCTCCATCAGGGCGGAGGCGGTGGTGATCCAGTCGTCTGTGGTGTCCGCGGGCAGGCCGTACTCTGCGTACTGCGCCGGCAATAAGTAACCCATGAGGGTCCGCCTTTCTGTGCGGGGTGAAATGCATCGGGGCCGGTAGAGTTCGCCGGCCCCGGAACGTGGTGAGAGGATAAGTCGGGCCTTCAGCCCTCAACTCTTGCTTGCATGGGTTCCTGGGGCGTTGCCCCAGGCTGGTATGGGTCGGGCCTTTGGCCCGAAAAGCAGAAGGGCCGCCCGCAGGCAGCCCTTCCCGATGCGTTCAAGCAGCTCGCCCGGCTAACTGAGACCATCCGGCGCACCAACCGCTCAGTCACGTGATCGGCAAGTGGGATTCTCGGCGGTCCCATGTCTCAGAATCGAGACATGGGGCACCCGCCGACGGCGAAGAGCATACCCCAGCGGCTAAAGCCGCCGGTTAGAGTGCATCGCTTACGGCACGGCTGAAGCCGTGCCCTTAAGCAAGACGCGGCTTTACGGCAGATGTGGAAGCCCATGTCTCAGAAGCGAGACATGGGGCACCCGCATTCTCGCCGGGATCGGGTTCCTTATTCCCTATTCCCTGCGCTTAGCGGTCGACGAGGACCTGGTAGTGCGCGTAGTTGGCACCCTTGACGACGATCGCGCCGAACTTCACCACCACATACTGCGAGGCGAGCGAGCCGGGGACGCCGAGCTGGAAGACGCGCGGGTTGGGTTCGCTGAGCCAGTGGTACTCGATGAGGTCCTCGGTGACGATGTAGGCGGGAAGGACGGCCGAGCCGGAGCCGGGGGTGCCGGTGTAGGGGAGCGTCCACTCGGGGATGAGGGGCAGCTCGCCGGCCTGGGTGGCGAGGGTCTTGACGGTGAAGCCGCCCTCGATGACGCGGGTGTTCAGGACGACGTTGAACTCGGTCTTCATCTCGCGGTCGATGAGGTCGAGCAGGACGGGGTTGGCGTAGATGGCCGTCGGGCGGACGCCGTAGGAGCTGTTGGCGACCATTGAGGCGACGGAGGACTTGAGGCCGTCGACGATGCTGGCCGTGGTGCCGATGGTGGTGGTGTTGCCGCCGGCGACGATCTGGCCGATGGCGCCGAAGTACTGCGTGGTGGTCGGGGTGCTGAGGCTGGTGTCGGTGCCGTTCCAGAGTGCGACATCGTGGGTGCGGAGGACGCCCTCGATGGTGTCGGTGAGGTCCTTGGCCTGGAGGTAGGCGAACTGGCTCTGCTGCTGGCCGAGCTCGATGTCGAAGAGGTTGTAGTTGATCTGCGCGACGAGGGCCTTGAGGGGGACGCTGCGCTCGACGCGGGTGGGCGTGACGACCGGGGCGACGATGTTGCGCGGGTCGACGAAGCCGTTCGCGGCGGTCGGCGCGGGGATGCCGGTCTCTTCGAAGAAGCGCGACGGATGGCCGGTGGCGGGAACCTGCTTGATGCGCTGGCCGAAGATGCCGCGGCGGCGGACCAGGTCGGTGATCTCGGTCTGGTAGATGGGGACTTCGATGGCGCCGGGTCCGATGTAGTCTGCGGTTGCGTAGAGGTCCGTAAACTTCGCGTTCATGGGTGTTCCTTTCGAGGTGAAGGGTTGGGGCGGGTGGGAGGTGTCGATCTCAACCAGGCATCCGTGGCGGGGATCCCATGTCTCAGAATCGAGACATGGGGCACCCGGATTTGTGGTCATTGGACAGCCCGGATTTGTGGTAACTCGACAGCCCGGATTGTGGTGGTTCGACAAGCCGGAGTGTGGCTAGACGAGGCCGGAGCGGAGGAGCTGCGCCTTGACGGCGATACGCTGCTCGAGGCTCAGGCTGGCGAGGGCGGCGTCGAGCGCGGCGGGCTCGGGCGCGGCGCCGTCCTGCTTGGCGAGCAGGCTGACGGGCAGGGTGCGGCGGCCTTCGCGCTGGGTGGAGGACGCGCGGAGTTCGGCGATCGTCTTCTCGGCCTCGGCCAGCTTGCGGGCGAGTTCGGCCTCGCGGGTGGTGCCCTCGACCATGGCGACGATGGGGCCGACGGGCTCGCCAGCCGCTGCTATGGCTGGCTGCGGGAGCGCGCGCTCCAGCCGCTCGATGGCGGCCGCGAGACGCGCGGTCAGCTTGGCCATCAGTTCTTCCGTGCTGGTTTGGATCTCAGTGTTTTCGCTTTCCATCTGTTCCTCCTGACTTCTGTTGGGTGAATGAGATCAACCTGGCTGCGGTATCGGGGATAGATCGGGCCTTCAGCCCTCGAAGATCCGGTCTCCGTTACCTGGGGCGTTGCCCCAGGCTGGTATAGCTCCGGGCCTTCGGCCCTGCCATACGGTTGCTTGAGCCAGTTGATATTCCCTTTCGCTGCAAGGGACGGTGCTGTGGATCAGGCCGCGGCCGGTTCCTGCGCGCTCTGGACGTTGAGGATGCTGACGACCGCGGAGACCAGCTTCTGGATGTAGGCGGTGTCGGCCTTGATGCCGGCGGCGGCGAGCAGCGAGGTGACGGAGTCACCCGCGAGCTGGATGACCTCAGCCAGCTTCTGCGTCCCGGTGCCCTTGGCGGTGCCGGCGGCGGCGTACTTCTGCTCGACCAGAAGGACGGCGTTCTGGATGAGGGTCGTCGCGGTGACGACGGTGCCAAGCGCGGGCGCGGCCGAGGGGAAGAGCAGCGCGGCGAGTTTCTCCGCGGGAACGGCATAGCTGACCGCCCAGGTCAGCCCCTTGGCAAACTCCTTGCCAATCTTTTCCAACACGCTGATAAAGCTCATGGGGTTCCTTTCTTGAAACGGTTGTGGGGATGTGGAGAGCCCACGTCTCAGAATCGAGACGTGGGGCACCCAATCTCGACGGCCAGGACGAACGGGCTTGAGACCGGGGCAGAAAGCTACGAGCGGTTGTGGGGATGTGGAGAGCCCACGTCTCAGAATCGAGACGTGGGACACCCGCTGTGTCGCCGTTGTGCCGCCGCTATGTGGCCTGTCCGAGGCGGCGGGGGCCGGAGATTCCGGGGCGGCAGAGGCGGAAGCTGGTGCCGCGGTAGGCCGCCTTGTCGCGCAGCAGGATGGCCGCGCCGGTGAAGGTGGCGCGGGTGAGGGTCCAGATGGGGGCGCGCATGTCGGCGACGTGGGCGTCGGCCAGCTCGTAGCTCATGCCCATCTGGCCCTTGCCGCCGGCCGCCGCGTCGACGCCGCCGACCTTCTGCTCCATCTCGGGGAAGTCGCGGGCGAAGAGATACCCGGCGACGGTGAGGCTGGTCCCATCCACCTGGGCGGCGGTGATGATGCCGCACTTCTGGCGGGCGTCGTGGCCGTCCCAGCCGTCCTTGTAGTCGACGGCCATGCCGAGCAGACTGGGCAGGGCGGCTTCGGCGGCGGCGCGGGTGAGGATGACGCGGTGGCCGCGGGCGCCGCTGGGGGCGCGGTCGCTGGGCAGGTCGACGAGGGTCAGGACGCCCTCGAAGGGGAGCCGGTTGGGATGCCCGTGGACGACGGGGAACTCGACCGCCATCGCCCGCAGCTGCATGGTTGCGGGGCGCGGCTGCGCCGCCCGCGCGGCGGACCGAAGACCGTGGGCCCGTACTTGCGCTGGCGCCGGTTGCGCTGATGCCGTCTCGTTCATGAGTGCTCCTGTGGGCCGGGGTTGTCGGTCCAGTTGTCGGTCCGGTTGCCGGTTGGGCTATCGGTCTGGCTATCGGTCTGGCTATCGGTCTGGCTGTCGATCTGGTTGCCGGTTTGGGCGGCTTCGGCATCCTTCTCCGCCTGCAGCCGGGCTTCGTAGCGCTCGACCTCGTCCAGCAGCTGGCGGGCGAGGGAACGTGTCTTGCGCTTCTTCGTCTCTGGAGCGCCTTTCCGCTGGTCGAAGCCGCCTACCTTGGCCAGCGAGGTGAAGTGGGGGACGCTTCCCTCCTCCGCCTTCTTGACGAAGGTCTCGACGATCTTGGGCATGGCATCGGCGGTCTGGCGGCGGATGAAGTTGCGGCAGTGCTTCGGGCTGGGCGGCTTGATCGGCGGCTTATCTGACGGGACGGACGGAGTTGCGGGTGCGGTTCCGGCCGATGCGTGGCCGTCGTGATTGCTGCTCATTCTTTCCTCCTTTCCTTCGTCCCGAGGGCGGGCTGGAGCTGATTGAAGAGAGTCACGCCGGGGCCGGGGCTGTGAGATCCCGGCTATTGGTTGCGAAGTGCGCGAGTGAGGCAAGGACAAAGGCGAAATGCGGGGGTCTCTCCACTCCGCCACGCTCTACCACCCCGCGAACAGGTGCGTTCGCCGGGGTGGTAGAGCGTGGCTGCGGTCGAGATGACGGCTTTTTTAACAGGTTCGCTTGCTGCGGTCGAGATGACGCTTTTTCAACAGGTTCAACAGGTTCGCGTGGCTTCGGTCGGGATGACGGCTTCTTGAATCGGGCGGCGAGGCTCCCTGGAAACAGAAACGGGAGAGCTGCCCGAAGGCACTCTCCCGTTCATTTCTTACTTACATTTCAAGAATACCAAGTGCGCACGATCCTTTGTCCAAAAAAGATTTTCGCGCAAACGGCTTGGAATGAATTACTTACGAGCTACTCGCAAGCGCCGCCCTCTTGACAAGAATTTTGCCGGGAGGTTTCGCAGGCGACAAACGGCTCGAGCAGCCTCACCTCCAGCAGGATTGCCGTCAGACGGTTCATCGCGTCGTTGTAACGGCGGATGATGGTCTGGCGCTTGAGGCCGAGCATGTGGCTGGCCTCCTGCTGGGTGTACTGCTGGAGAGCGATGCGGCGGATGAGCCACTGCTGGTCGTCGTCGAGCTTGCCGATGCAGGCCTCGATGTCGTGGATGAAGATGACCACGTCGTCGAAGCCCTGCACCTGGTAGTGAGTGACCTTGCCGCGGAACATCTCCTTGCCGAGGAGCGAGGGCACGCGGCCGGACTCCATCGACATTGAGACGTAGCGGCGCAGGATCGCCTCGGTGTACTTGCGGTAGAAGGCGAGCTCCGGGGAGACGGGGCGGGGCCGGTTGCGAACAGGCTCGGCCGCAGGCTGAGGCAGGCGGCGAGGAGCGTTCGGGTGGCAGGGGGGAGCGATGCTGGCCTGTACCCAGGGAAGCAACTGCACCGCGGCGGCGCTCAATCGGCACCTCCGGTCCAATCAATCACCGGCCAGGGCGGGTCAATCACCGGCCAGGGCTGGTCGATGACCGGCTGGGGCTGGACGATCGCATCGGCCGGGCCGACTTGCCGGCACGGTCTGCGCCGTGTCCGGGACCTGGGCGATCCGGCCAGCCGCACGCGCCGGTTGTGGAACCTGCCCGGGTTGGGAGCGGGGAACTCCGCTAACCGGGCCGCACATCCCCTGCAGTAAGCGCCATCTGTCTTTCCGGAGCGGAGCCAAAGCACGCCGCATCCTTCGCATATCTTCAATTCCACACGCAAGGTGTTCATATTGGGGTCCTCTCTGGAGGGGCAGCTCCAGGTTTTTCTCTCCGGGCGAAGTCTCGGAGTTTTTCAGGGGTCGAACGGACGTGCCCGGATTGTTGGGAAGCGGGCCCAGGGGTGCGTCGCGCTGCGGCGACGTCATGGACCGGAACCGCTTGGACTGGACTTCTCTTTCACTTCGCAGGACTTCGTGAGACATCACGCGGGGGAGAGGTGGATCAAAGCCCTGCAAGGGCGAGGCCCGTCCTGGCGGCGCGGCGGATTGCGAGCGTGTGTCGGGACACGCAGGCAATGTGGCCGTTAGCCAGCACGAAGTTTTCCGGTTATAGCTTTTGACAAAATAAAAGTCAAGAAGTTATTTCAAAACGGGAAGAAATGAGATAAAAACTTTGAAACGTGGCATTATGGCGGATGCATCATTGCAGATTGACATGCCGCTTTAACAAATCGTCGAAGAATTCGTCTGTCAGCTATTTCAAGGAAACTCCCAAGGAATGAACTTTCAGGATCTTCATGAACTGCTGCGTCTTGAAGTCCTTCGCCGCATTGAGAGCGGCGACCTGACCGGAACGCGGCTGGCGCAGCAGACGGGCTTTCAGCAGGCGCACATCTCGAACTTCCTGAACCGCAAGCGGGCGTTGTCGATGGAGGGGCTGGACAGGGTGCTGGCGGCGCAGGGGCTGACGGTGGAAGAGATTCTGCCGGTAGCGGTCTCGGCCGGGGCGGAGGTTGGGGCGCCGGCGGAGACCGCGCCGGGGGAGGAGATTGCGCTGGTGCCGATCGTGTCGCCGTCGGCGGCGGCGGAGGAGGGGGAGATCAGGGCGGCGGTCATCGAAGCGCTGCCGGTGGCCGCGTCCCGCCTGCTGGACAACCGGGCGCGGCCGTCGCGGCGGACCGCGGGATGGCAGCGCTTCGTGGCGCTGCGGCTGGACGCGCAGCAGGCGGCGGCGATGGAGCCGGTGCTGGCTTCGGGGACGATTGCGGTGATCGACCGGCATTACAACTCGCTGGCACCGTACCGGGCGCACGAGCCGACGCTGTATGCGGTCCGCCATGGCGCGGGGCTTCTGCTTCGTTATGTTGAGTTTGCCGAGGGCTGGCTGGTGCTGCGGCCCTCGGCGATGGAGTGCGCGGTGCAGTTGATCGCGGTCGGGCCGGATGAGATGCCGTCGGACCACATCGCCGGGAGGGTGTGTCTGTTGATTCACGATCTGTAG